GTTTAATACCTTTTGACCTTGACCACCATATAACCAGCGATTGACATATAGTTTGTTTGGATTGTCAGTACCAAGCAAAATTAAAACATCTTGGTTATTTGATACAGCTAATTTAAATATTCCACTTGGTATTAATTTTGGTACATGAATTGTAGTATTAGTTGCATCTTTTACTGTTACGTCTTGTTGAGTAATATATTCTCTAATACCAGCAAACGTACCTTTTTTAGTTAAAAAATAAATACTAGAACCAGAACCTACAGGACTAGCAGCATCACTACTTTCAAACTCTGTTGCTACCAGCACGTTAGCTGTTTTTGGTGTCAGGTTATCTGCTGAACTGCTGAGTACAAACTGTGTTTGATCTGAGAACAAGATCAACTGTTCTCCCATAGTTACTGCGTTTTTAAGAATAGCAACTTTAGTATGTGATGCAGCTACGTCTATTGGATCTGAGTCAATAACAGATAAGACTGTCTCTGGAAAAAAGTTAAAGAACTCACTTACTCTTGATAACACTACGTTGTCATCTGCCAGAAAGCCTAATCTATTTCTAAAAAAGAATACGTTATTTATTTTTGCATCTACAAAAGATGGGTTGGGTGCAGATACCAGATCACCTACAGTACGTTCTCCCCATTTTGGCAATGTATAGGTTTGCCCTGATAATGTATAACTATCCCCATCAACTCTTGCAAATCTAAAGTTACCATCAGCCTGTCTTATTAAGACATGGGGCATAGTGTCATAGTTAAATTTAAACTTGATGCCAGCTTCTACAGTTTCTTCCCATTGTCCTTCTTCTAAAGCATTACCATTATTGGTAACAAACTTAACGTAGTAGTTATCAAAGTTTGTTTGTTCATCTCCTTTTACTTCAACAACATATCCATTAGGAGAGACAGTAGGCAAGTCTGTAAATCTCTGCACTGAATCTTTTACTACTGTAATCTGACTATTACCTTGTGTGTCTGATCCATCAATAGAAAAGTTACTGCCATCATTTTTCTTTATATGTATGACACTACCACTTCTAGCAATAGTAAAACCTGTTAGTCCAGAGTTAAGACCTGACTGCAAATCACTAGCTACTTGTTCAGTACTGAGAGCAGAATCAGTTGTTGTGTCATCTGAAACTGTTACACCATCTACTGTGACTGAATATGTAGTCTTATCTGAAACTTGATTTATAAACACTATAGCTTGAGTAATGTTGCCAGCACTCAATGAAGAATCCATAGCTGTAGTAACGCTTGTATTAACAACAAAAGTAAAGTCAGCAATAGTAACAGTCTTGATAACACTTCTTGGATCAGAAGTATTTAAGTAAGTTGTACCATCAGGTTTGTTTACAGTTTTTTCTGTACCATCTAACTCATAAACTTTGACATTACCATTACTAAATACTGCAATATATCTTTCGTTTGCATCTCTATTGATAGTTTGTATATGAACATTACCAAGTGCAGAGTTGCTTATATTAGTTACATACTGCAAGCCTGATCTTTTTATAAGACCAACAACAGGGTTGCTATCAGCATTGTCTTGTATGTCTGCGTGATCTGCTTGTTTAGATGAGTCAGATGATTGAGATATACCTCTTAATAAAGTAGGTATGGATCTTGAAATGACAGGCATAACTATCTGTTAAGAACATCAATAGGACTAAATGTATTTATTGCATCAGCTAAAGCTGGATCTCCTACAAGTATATTATGATCTGCATTACATAAATCTGTTTCCATTAATATTGCTCTTGCTCTTGTTTCATCTTGTTCTGTATAACTTCTAAGACTTTGATCTCCAACTAATCTATCAACAAATATTCTTGCAGCTTTGATGTTGATATATCTTCTAGCTGGTTCTGGTATCTCATCAAAGTTTCTAAAATAAACAACAGTACATTTTAAATCTTCATCAAAAACAAACGTATTCTTTTTTCTATCGTAAAGCTTTAGTCCTCTCTGTATAGGATCTATTGATGGGTGGTCTGAAACATTAGCATCTACTCTTAATATATCAGTACTTAAAGAAATATTATTAGATCCATCTCTTGTAAGGGTTACATTGATTTCTGTATTAAAACTCCACCCTTCTGACTGTACTTCCTTGTTTACCTCGATTAATGTATTCTGTGCTTTTCTAACGTCAACAGGTAGCGTACCAGTTAATGAGTTTACTGGTGCTTCTCCTATTGCATCAAGCATTATGTTGATACATTCAAGTTCGGTGGTTGCAGCTACAGCCATGATCTAGTACTTTTTTGTGGGTATCTTCAATTTAGATTTATTAGATTTCATTTTACCAGACTTCTTTTTCTTGTCTGTTTTCTTTTTACCGCCAGATTGATACATAAAAAAAAAGGGTATCTAATAATAAGATACCCTATAAATTGAAATTAAGAAGCAGCAAGTTTAATTGTTGCAGCACATTCTGGTCTTAGGATTCCATGACCGAGCAAGTACTTAGCAACCATTAATGTACCTTGATACATCAAATTGTAGTCTGAGCCTGAGATCTCAGTTGTCATATCCATTAGCTTAACTGTACCAACAGCAGACTTATGGAATACAAGTCCGATAGTTTTACTATCGTCACCTGAGTAGGTGTTGTTCGCACCACTTGGGTTACTGCTGACGTTTGACTGTGGAACGCTGTTAGACATCATGATTGGTATGCCAGCAATTTGCTGTACTTTACCTGATGCAAACGAACCATTACCTTGTGGGTTGAAGTCAACGTCTACAGTTCTTGTAGCAGACTCAGCAAGCTTGTAATACTCAGCAGGGGGAAGAACACAGAAACGATCTGTCTGTGGTATGTCTCTCTCGTCCATTGTCTGTGCAATGTCGTAGATAGCACCAGCTAGTTCATCACCTGATACAGCAGCAGAAGTTGTGTTGCCAGAAGCAAGAGTAGATACGATACCACCATTACCACCGCTAAGAGTAGTAGATGCTCTGGAAGCATTAGCTATTTGCTTGGCTACGTTTAAATCGTATTGCTTTGCGAGAGCCTTACCAAGTTCATCAGCATAAGTTGATCTCACATCATAGTGATTCTTAAGCTCGTCAATTTGAGCCACAAATGCTTGTGCTACTAAAAGATCATCTATAAGAATAATCTTCTCGTTAGCTTTGATTTGGTTTGCTCCAACTAAGGGAGTACCTACGCTGTGATAAGCTGCGGTAGCTGCACCTAAAACTGGAAAACTTGCACTCTTGCCTGATGTAATAGTACGAACTGAATGAAGTTGCTCGTTAAAGATATTGTTTCTCGAGAACGCAGTTAGCACCTCGCCACTAAATACCTTTAAAAATAATTCATCAAAGTTAGTACCACTATTATTGACAAGACCAAGCCTAGATACTGTGGCATTAGCCATTCTAAACTCCTTGAATAAAGATTAATAATAGGGTTACTTCTTTTCGTAATCGTTTTCCAAAGCGTTATCTGACGTATCAGGCACTAAGTTTTTTTGATTTTTTATTAGAAGTATCAGCAATTCCACTTGCGTAATGCAAGAGCCTTGCGTGTTGGTCTGCCCTTACTATCCTTCATAGCCCCTTTCACTCCTGACATTCTTGCACAAAAGGATTTCTTACGAGCCTTTTCTCTAGGTGTCAGTCCACTTTTTTTAGTGACAGGCCGTTGCAACTTTGAACCTGTAGCTGCATTGATTCTTCTTCTCCCACGTTCAGACAGTCCTCCTGTAGGATTCTTGTCAGATTTTCTGAGAGATAAAGATGCACGAGACATGAACTACGAGTAAGAGTAGTTAAATAAAATATAACACTTATGCAGTTGCTTGTCGTCTTTTGTGATTGTAGTTTATTCTTTTCTTGCTTACCTTTGTTCTCTTAAACTTAAGAGTTTCTCTGTTAGACATTTCTCCTGTAGTCTTAGGAGTCTTACTACTAACTCTTTTTGATGGTCTGCAAGCAGGGTAGCCAGCACGTTTCTCTCCCTTCTGACGACCACAAGGTTTGCCAGTTTTTACGTCTACCCACTTCTCTTTGAACCATCTAGTAAGACTCATTTGCCTACATCTTTTTGTGCTTTAGTATGTGCAGCTTTGAATGAAGAACCTTCACGCATTAGCTTCTTCATTAGATCTATGTGCTTTTTAGAATGATGCTCTGAATGTTTCTTCAGAGTTCTCATTTGACTAAGTGAGAGTTTCTTCATGCTTTTCTATAGCCACCACCACGTTTCTTGTATGTTCTTACAAGCCACGCATTAGCATAAGCAGAGGGATAGACCTCAAACTTTTTCTTAGCTTCTGCTTTTACTCTTGCATAAAGAGTAGGGTTGGTTGGTTTGTTAGCCATTAGACAACATCTGAACTACCGATTCTTGCATATACGCTTTGGGTGTATGCTGCATCTTTACCATAGCGAGGATCACTCATTGCAGCAGTAATCTCTGCTGCTGTTTGGAATGGATTGTTGTCGTTACGAGGTGTACGACCACCAATCAAGTCTGGCTCATAGCCTTGTGATTCATTCATTTGTGCTTTAAGTCCTTGAACTGCGATTTTAATTACAGGTACATTAGCTGTTTCAAGTAGTTGATTGAAAGAATCTAATGTCTCCTGTGGAAGATTGTTTGTACTCCATTCTACTAGCTGTTTGTAAGCTTCTTCTCCACCTACAGATTGTTTGATTTCATTTGATTGTGCTATGGTCACATCTTCTGGTGATCCACCTGTACCTCTCAAGCCATTGAGGTATGTATCTATAACCTGTTTAGAAAAGCCAGCTTCACCTAGTTTGCTGTAATCATCTTCATTGATCTCACCTGTATCTGAGAATCGTTGGGTAATATCTTCTACATCAATTCCAACTTCTTCTAGTACAGAAGCAAGACCATCACCATAAAATTCTTCAGCATCAAATGATGGCTGTTCTTCTTGGTTTTGTTCTGTCTCTTCTGTACCTTCTGATTGTTCTTCTGTCTGTTCTATAGCTCCAAGCTTACCTTCTAATTCTTTGTAGC